CGCGCCAATAGAAGCAAGTCCTTTGGCAATCTCTTCCCAGGACATAGCGCCAAAATCTTTACAAGCTGAAGCAAGGATTTTGATTGCTGCTGAAAGGATAACAATTCCGGTGGCCGTCAAAACTGCCTTTCCGCTGAATTTTGCAGTATTTAGGAAGACATCTATTTCGGCCAGAAGTACGCCAATTCCAACTAAGCCTTTGGCCATATCTTCCCAACTTAGGACCGCCAAATCTTTGACGGCGGAAGCCAGGATTTTGATTGCCGCAGCAAAGAGGATCATTCCGGTGGCTGTTTTAGTGGCGCCTTTGTCAAACTTGGCAGTGTTCAAGAAGACAGAAATCTCAGCTAAAAGAACACCAACACCGATAAGGCCTTCTGCAAGCTGTTCGGGTTCCAGTTCACCGATATTCTTCATCGCAAGACTCAGAATCAGTAAGGCGGCCCCGATCTTTATCATAGCAGAAGCTGTTTTGTTCATGCTTTTAGAGTCGAGATTCATCTTGTTCATGAGTCCCATTGTTCCCATCAACTCTGTGAAAAGAACTGTAATTGCCGTAATCGAACTCATCAGTTTTTCCGAATCAAGAGTTGACAGAACCAACAGTGCCGCAGCCAGAATAGCCACCGCGCCAGCGATTTTAAGCAATGCGCTTGCTTTCAAATTCTGCTGCCACGCTTCCAAGCAACCACGAACGCCATCGAGAATGTTATTGATGCCTTCACCGAATTGTTTGGCCCAGTCCAGGAAATTTCCGATGGAACCCTTCAACTCGTTTCCAATATCGAGAAATTTCTTAAGACCAAGCACAAATCCACCTGCAACAAGGGTGTTCAGAAAATCGAGAATACCACTGAAATCAGCATTCCTGAACATATCAACCAGACCGCCGATTGCGTTTCCAAGTACACCAGCAATTGCGCTGCCAACCTTTTTGGCAAACTCCCAAATCCCAGTAAGGAGAGAAAGAAGTTTGCTCTTTGCAACAGCGCCGTCGATATTGCTCATGGAATCGATGATTCCTTCCTTCATACTGTGAATGGCATCTCGAACCTGTTTCGCTCTTTCACAAATCTTCTCGAAAAGATCATGCAAAAATTCAAGGCCAGGAACACTGACCTTTTCTTTTACAGCCTGGAGGAATGATTTGACATTCTCTTTTGCTTCCGCAAGGCTTGGAAGATTGAATTTTTCTCTGACAGTCTCGGCAAATTCTTTTACTGTGGAAATTGCACCCTTGATAAAATTAACAACTTTCATCAAAGCATTGTAGAACGTGTCGTTTTCTTTGATGGTTTTATCAAGATTGGTTAGCCATTCACCAAAAGAACCAGAAAGGCCGAGAATGCCTGAAAGCAATCCGCCAACAGCGGACTTTGCAGGAGAAAGGACTCTCCAAAGAGCAGTAAAAGCCTCCTTAACAATGTCAAGAATGGCAAATACACCCTTAAATGTATTCTTTATATCTTGAAGCGGTTTGTTAATGGCTTCTATTCCATCTGCGCCAGCCTCTGCCTGCGTGAAGAATTCACGTATTCTCTCAGATGCTGAATGCAACGCTTCGATAAAAGAATAAACCTGTTCAGACGCAATCGGCGGGAAAATATCCTGCCACGCGCCTTTTATCGTCTTGAGTAAACCCTGAACAGCTTTGGCAATATTCAAAAGCGAGTCGAACAAAAGTTCTCTACCGCTTTGCTGGCCCATTGTCTTAATCAGGGTTGAGATACTACTGTCCGACAGTTTTGCTTCATTGGAAAGAGCACGCAGAGCATCGATTTGGTCTTTCGTATAACCAACGCTCTGCAATTGCTCATCAGACAATTCAGCAATCGTAACGGTAGTACCCATTGTCTTGCTTATGAGATTATCTAGGGTATCTACCAAGATGTCGGTTGTAAGCCAGCCCTCAGACAAAGCCGCGTCAAAAGAGCCGGCTTTTTCGATCATTTCGCTCAGTCCATCAACAGATGCTTCCGCGGTTTCTCGAAGAACGTCGCGGAATGTATCCACCGATATACCAGTTTCATTGACTCGATCCTTGAGTTGTCCCCAGCTAGACATAAGCGCTCCCTGAAGCACAGAATTTCGAGCTTCGGATGCGCCATCTATGATTCCACTGAAAAATTCAGAGAATGTGCGAAGTGTAGTTTTTGCTTCTTCATAGTCACCGGCGATTAACTGCCATGTCTCAGCCCAGCCAGATTGTGCGCTTTCCTTGAGAGTATCCAGCAACTGTGTCCAGGTTTTGACATCCTGGGCTGCGGCAAAAGCTTTCTTACCAATCTCTGTTGTTTCGTCAGCATAGTCTTTCAGAGTGCTGGTAAGTACCTCGGTCGTCATCCACTGTTCCTGAAGACTATCATTGAACATGTGAGTGGCGTCGATGACTGTTCCTTTTGCCAGCGTTTTATACATACCATCAGCAGTTTTGGTAAGGGTGCCGGCAGCAACAGCAGATTCAAGAAGCTGTGTCTTAAACTCCACAGTCGCCATGTTAGCATTTTCGATAGACTTCCAGTCGATCAGCTTTACATAGCCGGCAGACAAAGCTTGAGCAAAATTATACATTGCTCTGGAAGCTTCAGCAGCATTCGCACCAGAAATCGCAGCAACATTACTGACACCCTGAATCGCAGCGACAGCATCATCTAATTTGACGCCAGCATTGGTAAACTTACCGATATTGGTGGTCATATCAGAGAAAGAATAGATGGTGCGATCAGAATACTTGTTTAATTCATCAAGTTTCTGGTTGACTCTATCCAAACTTTCTCCGGTGCTTGCCATGATGGTCTGTATTGAACCCATCTTGAGCTCATATTCGTTAAAACCGGTAGTAATTGGCTCTATCGTCAAGGATTTAAGAAGCTGTTCACCAGCCATAACCGCCTGACTGCCAATTTTGAGAAGAGCACCAACAGCTATTGTCTCAAGTGCTGAAAACTTTGAAGAGACCGATTCAACAACATTTCCTATTGCTGAAATATCGCACTTTTTAGCAGCATCACTAAGACTATCGAAGCCTTTTGCTGCTCCACTGAGATCCAGCCCCTTCTTGAGCCGATCAAGCGTATTCAAACTTGTAGAAACGCCATCCTCAAACTGCTTGTTATCAAATCGCATTTCTACGACTTTTTCATCGATTGTCGTGCTCATAGCCGTTTAACCTCCTCCCATGCTTGTTTTGCAATTTGGTCAAAAATAGGCTGAATAGCAGGATTGATGTAATCTCTCCCTTCTACCCAGCCGCCTGTTCCGGTACCGTGTCCGTATTGCAGAATGATGGCTATCGGAACGCCGTCATGGACATTTGAATTGAGGAATGAAATCGAAGCCACTCCATTTTGATTTTTTATCTCGTAGTACCAGGAGCTGGCTGTAAGTCCAGAATCGACTGGAGTTGCAGACGCAAGGGCGGCTACTCCAGCGCGACCATACTTATCGAGATCGCCAAGATGAACAAGCTCCTTCGCCCTCTCTAAAAATCTGGTTGCTTTAGAGAAGTCGCCCTTTTGTCTGAACGTAACCATAATCGTCTGTTATCCTTTCTTCGCGCCTCCAAGCGCGCGCAAAAGTGTGCCGAGATTGGGATTGTCCTTATAATGAGCCAACCAATAATCCGGAGAATTGATAACTCCATCTTTTACAAGCTGACTAATACCGGCTTCTACTGAAGAAAGACGAGTTCCAGCTTTCGTGATCTTTGACGCTGCTTTGATAAACAACAAATCAAGATACTTGACAGTGCCGACAGTCTTCTTCCAGTAATCGGGAGAGTTGATCACTCCAAGTTTGAAAAGCTTATCAATCGCCTTCTCAGCGTCGGAAACGGGCAAAGTTGTACCGGCTTTAACAAGCTCGTTGACTCTTGCCTGTACGGCCGCATAATCATACCCAGCGGTAGTCAAAGCAGTTTTTCGCGCAGCACCAGAACCCCATTTTCCAGCCAATACTTCTTCGGCCAACTCATCAACGGTTTTTGTTCCGGTGATGGTAGAAGCATCGAGTTTCGGACGACCGAAATCCTTGATGTAACTATCGCCAAGCGTATAACTACGGCGACTGACTTGATTATTACTATTGCCTTCGATGGTGGTGATGCGATTGCCATTGACTGTTTCAACAATCCCCGTGTGTGTGATTTCACCATTATGGGTGAAGAAAACCTGATCACCAGGCATGGGAGTCGAATAGAGACGCCCTTGCTGCTGATAATACTTGTGCGAGAAAATGCATCCCGCCCCATAAGGACCGGTTTGACATTCAAGTTCCTGTGCTTTTACTGCGTTTCTGCCCGCAAGCTGATAGAAACACCAATCCACGAACACGTCGCACCATGCATAGCCGTTTTTATTGGCATTGTAATAACCGGCAGCAGCAAGATCACGAGCGTACTTCGTCCAGTTATTTGACCCGCTATTTGCCGTTGGACTGTCAAGATCAGAGTTACTTGCCTTTTCGTGGTAGCCAATCTCGGTAGCCGCAATAGCAAGTAATGCCTGCGCGGTATATTTAGTGGAAAGAACCGGCTGTTCAGAAAGCTCTCCGTAGAAGAAATTCATGTCGACGTTTCCATTGATCCCAGGAACGGTTCCGGTGCTGCTATACTGTTGGAAGCTGCACTCATAATCCGGGCCTCCGGAATAATCCGCCAACCATAAAATGTAATTCTTCAAAAGAGTCGGTTCATACATGTTGCGATAGTAATCGATGTTGGTATAAACACCAGACTTATAACCCTGAGATTTGACATAGTCGCAGAAAGCTTTTGTATGCGCAATGCACTGTGTTTTACCAAGCGTTACGCCGGCAGCTTTCGCCTTGTTGACCGTATCGTATTCAAAGTCGAAAAAGACGATAACATCCTTCCCAAGTCCGGCTTTTTGCATGTTCTGCAAACAGCTTTTTGCTTCTTCAACAGCCTGCGCTTCATTCAACGCATAGCTAAAATGGTACGCACCGAGAATTGGAATGTTATTGGTTTTGCAACCTCTTACATACTCGAAGAATCTGTTGTCAGTTGCCATCCGATAACCTTCTCGCAGGATCACAAAGTCCACGTTTTTCGCAACCTTTGTGAAGTCAACATTTCCCTGCCATACAGAAATGTCGATACCTTTCTTTGTCATGATTTGTCACCCTCTCGTTTTAAGTTTCTTCCTTCGGGCGGCATTTAGCGCACGATTTCGGTTCATAACTTCCTGACGACTCATCTTTTTCTGCGGAGCGTTTTTAACATTACATACGTTGATGAGTGTAAGGAGACGACTCAGATGCCATTTCTGACACTCAAATGGTATGTTGTATGAGACCATCCAGTAATAGATGATCTCCGATGTGATGATTTCCCTATTAGGAGGATTGTTTCCTTTAGGAAAAGTTGTGGCAGTCATGGATGCGTCGATATAGGCAGACACTTTCGCAAGAAGTCTTGGCATAACAGAAAGAGCCGTATAAACATTTGGATCGACGTTTTGTGTTAACGTCATACATCGTATGTAGTCGACAAACTCATCCGTTGTTTTTGGCTCTTTACTTAAATACGGCTTATGCCATTTGGCCTCCCATTTTGAAAGAGAGACCAGAGAATGCTCAAGCGACAATGTCTGTTCTTTTGTCGCCGAGATAAAAACGTTGTTTACCTCGTCATACTGCTCCGTACAGGCAGGAACCGTGATCTTCAGCATCTCTGGTCTCCATTACGCATACTTCAGCCGACGACCGCCGAGTTCTGCTCCATGAGCTGCGGCTTCATGCCACCCTGCTCAGGCTTCTGAGCCGGAATGATGCCATTGACGAAATTGGCCGCAGCCTTCGAGTCCGTGGCCAGTTCCATGAAGAGATCGCTGTAAGCCTCAGTCTGCGCGAAAGCATCACGAAGCTCCTGCGTCTTGATGAAGCGCTTCCCATCCGGGGACTTCTCACCGTAAGCCCGCAGAATGATGTCCTTGAACAGAGCGATGATCTGTTTTCCATCCTG